ATTATCTTCCATAGCTTCTTCAGTTACTGCGAATGCTAATGCAACAGTTTCAGCAGTATAACGTGCTGTATAACTTTCTGATGCATCATCATAAACAACTGAAGCACCTTCGCCTTTAACTGGTGCTCCACCAAAACCTGTGAAGAGTACTTCTTCTTCAAAAGCTCTGTCTGATGATTCTATTTCGTATAATGGTTTATGCTCTTCGTTTACTTCGCCATACTCTATTCCAAAAACTGCATTAAGTCCAGGAACTAGTTCTTTGGCAATACTTGCTCTATTAATAGCCATTTTTAATTATCCTTTCCTAAATTAAGCTGTTGAAACAGTAGCTGTTACAAAATTGTCAACATGATTGTTGATACGTACTTCATACCAAGGGAAGGCATCAGTAGTACCTGCAGTACCACTATTTCCTGTATCCCAAGGTGCTCTACGTATTACTCTTAGACCAGCAGCTACTGTTAAAACAGGACCAGCAGCAGCTAATTCATAACCACTATTTCCTGTTCTTGTACTACCAGCACCTGCTGTCCATACACCATTAAAAACACCAGTACCAAAACCTGCTGCTGCTGTTACAGACGCATCTGCCTGTATGAAGTATGTTTGAGCTGGATCTGTACAAACATGTAAATTTATGTCTGTTGCAGTTGCTCCTCCTGTCCACACTCTACTGAATATTTGATCGCCATTCGAATCTACATAACTACAACCTTGAAAAACACCACTTGATTTAATGTTTGGAGCTGCACCTGTAGGCACAATAGTACCTGCACCAAATATAGCTACAGGATCACCTGTAAACATACTTGTTGGAAGTAACGCAGAAGGATCTACTGAATTGTAGTTTCCTCCCATTGGGATCATAGTAACACCAGTAGAGTTAGAACCTGAACCATTTTTTCTAGCCATAACTAGCCCACGTGGGGCATTGACTGAAGCCATATTCTTTCTCCTTTGTTAATTAATAATAAGCGACTCTAGGATTAGTCCTGAAAATTAGGCTGTCTTCCTGTTATCACTTTGGATTTACTTGTATTAGAAATAGGCATTCCAGAAATTTTTCTTCCACCATGAAGTTGAGCATCTATAGCTTCATTCATAGCTTGACTTTTACTTCTGTAAAACTTACTTCTAGCTTCGTATCTACCAGTTGGGATTTTTGCTAATCCTACGTCCTCACGACAAACTACCCCTGCGTATCTACCTTCATCTCTCACGACAGATGCTGAACTCATTTCAGGAACTTCAGCTAAATCAACGAATACCCATCCTTCTTGCAGTTTCTTACCTATATGAGATGTATCATCTTTACCTTTAAGTGACATTCTTATCCACCCAAGTGTCATCCCTTCGTTGGTGAAACGCTCTGTAACTGCGTCTGGTATATGAAGAGCACTTGTCTCTTCAAATGTGTATTCTACTTCTTCTCTAGCTTTAGATTCTCTTAAATCAGAACTACGTGTATTATTAATTCGTGTCATTACTATCTCCCACGCTGCGTATTAATTGTTGTATACTCACCATTAGCTTGATCAGCCTTTAGTTTTTCTTGAGCATATTTTTCAAGTGGTACATTCCATTTTCCAGCTAATCTAACATCTTCTTTTGTTAGTTTAACTTTCTTACTAGAACCTGGAGAGCTGCGAGATGCTCCAGCGACCACTTGAGCAGGTTGTGACGTTGCTTCCTGCTTACGAACTTCCCCACTAAATTTGTGAGGAAATGTTTCTTTTATCCTACGATCTATCTCAATATAATAATCTGGATCAGTAGGAGTAAAACCTTCTTCTTTTAACTGAGAATCTATTGCTAAAGATGCTGCAGTCATAACTTGATCTTGACCAAACCATGTATTATTTCCTGCCCATTCCTCTGCTCTTGGATCTGCAGTAGGTTGAGGTTGATACTGTGGTTGTTGTACAGCTTGTGGTTGTTGTACAGGTCTTTGTTCAAATTGTTGTTTCGTTGCACTTAAAGATTTTAAATCATTTTGTGCTTCGTTTAAAAACTCTTGAGCTTGTAATATCTTAGTTGAATCACCTTCTTCATGAGCAGACTTATAAACATTACGTGCTAGTTCTAACTTATCTGTTATTTGTTTTTCACTTGCAGTTAAGTTTAATTGACTAACAGTATTAAATTGATGTTCTGTATTTTGTAATCTATTATTAAGTTGTTCATTTGTCTTTATTAATTGAGCAAGTTGTTCGTCTCTTTCTTTACGTTGCTTAACTAATTGCTTTATTCTTTTTTGTGCACCTTTAGTTTCTATACCTTCAAGCTCTTTAGGTACTTCCTCTACTTTTTCTACTACTTCTTCTTTAGCTTGTACTAAAGGAATAGCTTTTTCTTCTACGACTTCGTCTTCTACTTCATAGTCTACTTTATTTTCTTCTTCTGAAGCTTTTACGTCTACTTCATTCCACTCTTCATTTGTGCTTTGTTCTTCTGCCATTTTATAATCCTTCGTTGTTTACGAGACATACGACTTACGTATATGCTTATATTACTTATTATACACTAAAAAAACTAATAGTGCAACTTAATGACTTAAATTAAATGTAGGGTCTAAAAACTTAGGGTCTTGTACTTTCATTATAACTTGATCATCATACAATAAAATCATCTTAACTTCTTTATATTGTATCTTTTGACCAGCATGTTTTGCGTAACAAATATAATCTCCCTCTTTACACCAAGGTCCTTTAGGAAATTTATCTGTATCATTATAAGCAAGACTTCCTAATTTAATAACTTTACCTACAGTTGTTAAATAAGACATATCTTCTCTTGTTGAGTTTGGTATTATTATACCACCTTTAGTTGTTTCTTTTACTGAGACAGGTCTTACGAGTACATGAAAACCTGGAAGTTCAGGAAGGACATCTGGAGTAGCTTCGTCTTCTTCATTTGTAATCCATATGTCGTTCTTTATAGTGTTACCTAAATGTGCCTGTTGCATTAGTCATCCTCTTCATCATACATACTTTTCTTTATTATGTTTGTTAAATTATTACGAGACCATTCAATACCTTGAATAAGCCCTACGAGCTGTCTATAGTGAGCAAAATCTTCTGCTTGTCCACTAGAGACAGTTATTCTTAGTTTATCGAGTTCATTATTATATTCTTTAATGACCTCATCCCATATATCCATATTCAGAAATTAAATCTCTGCACATGCATAGCAGTTAATCTCTAGTCCTACAGCTACTTCTTTTACGACTGGTGATTTCCACATGTTATCTTCTCCCTTTAGTTGGTGCTGGGTATTTCCAGCTAGAGTCAGGTTCTTGATTCAGCACTCCTACACGAGGTCTAACTGAAACTGCTCCATCATCTATACCTTTAGAATAAGGATCTCCAAAAGATCCTCCATCTCCATTAGGTACATGAGTAGGATAACCTCGTTTAGTTACTCCTTTATGCACAGGATATGCTTTGTTTCCCATTGGCATTATTGATCATCTCCTTTCATTTCTTCTTTTAATAATTCTGACATGACATCAATAAGTTTAAAACTTCTTTGTCTATCATCCAGATTCTCCATTTGAGATACTTTTTCTAAAGCACTCACACGAATTTTTTCCATATCTATTTCAGCTCTTTGATCTGCTAGAACTGACTTTGCCATAATGTCTAAAGACTTCATTGTTTCTTTACTTGCTCTATCAAGATCACCTTTTTCTTTTTTCAGTACAGCAGATTGACCAGCTTTAGCAGCATCTACCATTAACTTAGCTTCTTCTAATTCTAACTTCTGTGCATCTATTGTAGATTCTGCAGAATTTTTAGCAGCTAATTGTTGAAGCTTTTGTTTCTCTAATTCTACCTTTGCTGTTTCTAATGCAACCATTTGTTGTTCAGGTGATTGTGCTTGACCTGCAGCCATATTAGCATTTAATACTTGTTGTGCTGCTGCTGCCATAGCTGACTCTGCTACAGAAGGATTCTGTGCTTGCTCTGGACCTAGTTGTTCCATAGCCATTCTTGCCATACCATTCATTTGCTCTTGATATTTTAATACAGAATGTTCTTGTACATTAGATTCAAGTATTGGTTTTAATCTAGCCATAATAGGATTAGCACCATTCTGAGGATCTTGTAGATACATCATCTTAACTTGTATATGTGAGTCATGGTTCTGTCCTGGGAATGCTGCAATAGGTATCCCTTTAGTTGCAGCCATTATATCAGATACAGGGTCCATTTGTTGTGGCTCTTGTTTAGGTGGTAGTATTTGTTCTAAGTTAGGTAGATTAGCAGCACTTAGTATAGTTCTATTAAGAGCTTCAAGGTTAAACATACCAGGAGGAGATTGCTGTGCCATTTGCAGAGCCATCTGAGAGAGCATCATTCTATGAGCATTTGATGGGATATTAGGATCAGATACTGGAAGTACGTCAATCCTTCCATCAAAGTCTTGCTTGAAGATGTTCTTTTCTGCGAAAGGTATTTCGTATGGATACTCTGAAGGAAGATAATCATAATTTATCTGTGCAAGTATTTTAAACTCGTCTCTTTGAGCTTTGTGTAATCTCTTATGTATAGCAGAGAAA